CGTGAGCTGGCCATGGCAACCGTGCCCGTGGTGGTGCTCGATCACCTCACACCGGCCCAGCGGCGGGCCTATGTGCTGGCCGACAACAAGCTGGCGCTGAATGCCGGGTGGGATGACGCGCTGCTGACCGAGGAGATCACGGCGCTGCACCTGGAGGACTTCGACCTGAGCACGCTGGGGTGGTCGGATAAAGAGCTGGCGGGAATGCTGGACCCGGACGGAATTGATGATCTTCCCCCCGGCGCAGACGACCCCGGAAAGGAGTACGAGCAGAAGTACGCCGTGGCCGTGGAGTGTGCCGACGAGACTGAGCAGGAGCGGGTCTACGAAGACCTAACTGCTCGCGGGATGACCTGCCGGCTGCTGACGGTATGAGGATTCACGCCACGGTCAAAAGCCCCGTCTACAAGGGCTACCGCGCCGCCAGGGTGCGGTCGATGTTCAACGTCACTGAGAGCGACGGCGCCAGCCACACCGTTGACGTTGACCTACCGATCGAGGGCACCGACTGGAAGATCGGCCTGGTGGTCGGCCCGAGCGGCACCGGCAAGACCACCATCGGCCGCGAGCTGCTCGGCGGCGGGAAGCTGCATCAGGGCTTCGAGTGGGATCCCGAGAAGCCCATCATTGAGCAAATCGGGCCCGGCCGTGACTTCGGCGAGGTGACCGGTGCCCTATCGGCCGTGGGACTGGGCACCGTCCCATCGTGGCTCAGGCCGTTTCACGTGCTGAGCATGGGCGAGCGGTTCCGGGCCGAGATGGCGCGGATCGTGATCGAGGAGCCCGAGGCGATCGTGGTTGACGAGTTCACCAGCGTGGTGGATCGGCAGATTGCGCAGATCGGTGCGTCAGCGTTCGCCAAGGCGTGGCGCCGCACGAAGGGCCAGATCATCCTGCTGAGCTGCCACTACGACATCATCGAGTGGCTGACGCCCGACTGGGTTCTCGACACAAAGTATTGGCGATATGCCAGGGGGTGTCTTCAACGTAGGCCAAATATCGACCTCGACATTTACGAAACAAGTTCTTCAGCAGCGTGGAAATTTTTTAAGCCGCATCACTACCTAGACCTTCCTAATCCTGTGTGCGCTACTTACTACATCGCGGAACATAAAGGTGAGCCGGTAGCGCATCTTGCGGTGTCTCCAGGTTCTGGATTGAAATACGCCAGACTCACTCGATTGGTCGTTATGCCTGAGTGGCAGGGCGCGGGGGTCGGGATGAAATTTTTGGAATACGTTGCGCGCCGATGGTTCAACGGCGAAAACCGCTACGGGAAACGGATGACCACCATTATTCACACAAGTCACCCTGGCTTGGTAGCGGCTCTAAATAGGGGCAAGCGTTGGGTTCTTACAAGTCAGCAGATGGGCGGCGGAGATAAACAAGGATTTATGAAAAGAGTTGCGGCTGCTGCCGCTAAAAACGGCAAGGCTTCTATCGGCGGCGGACTTGGCGGCCACCTCCGCGCCGTCTCCGGCTTCCGCTTCGTGGGAGACCGGCCGTGAAAGTCTTTCTCTGCGGCACCCGCTACTTCGGCCAGCGGGTCTTTGAATCGATCACCGCTGCCGGCCATGACGTTATGGGCGTCTGCGCTCCGATCGGCGATCGGCTCCACAAGGCGGCCGTTCGCGCCGGCGCCCGGCACGTGCTGCCGTCCGGCACCCTCAGCGCCGACACGATGCCCGACGGTGCGGACCTGATCGTGGCGGCGCACAGCCACGACTTCATCGGCGCCGGCACGCTCCGCAAGACGGTGCTGGGCGGCATCGGCTACCACCCGTCGCTGCTGCCGCTCCACCGCGGCCGCGACGCGATCCGCTGGGCGATCCGCATGGGCGACCGGGTGACCGGCGGTTCCGTCTACTGGCTGTCGAAGAACGTGGACGGCGGGCCGATCGCCGCGCAGGACTGGTGCTTCATTCCGCCCGGCAGCGACCCCGGCGAGCTGTGGCGCGAAGTGCTGCAGCCGATGGGCCTGCGTCTGATCCTTCGCACCCTGGACGACCTCTCCCGCGGCGTGGTGGTGGCCGTTCCGCAGGACGAGCGGCTGGCGACCTGGGAGCCGTCGCTGGACCAGCCGCCGATCTTCCGGCCCGACCTGCCGCGCATTGGTGCGCCGGCCGGATTCACCTACGTCACGTCGGGTCTTGACCCACGTGCTCATGCTGCGGGCGCTGCGCACCAGCCACTCAGCGAATACTCGGTCGCGTCGGATCGCGATCTCGCGGTAATGGGGATGACCTGATGGCCGCCAAGGACACCTCCCGAGCCGAGTTCGAGATGCGCGTTCGCAAGTTCGCGCAGATCATCGCCAACGGTGGCCGCAGGTCGGACTGTGTTCGCTTTGCCGCCGAAAAATGGGGGGTCGGCGAGCGGGTCTGCAGCGACTACCTGGCCGCTGCCCGCGACCAACTCCGTGCCGACTGGGACCTAGAACGCCCGCAGATGATCGCTGATCTGCTCAGCCAGTGCAGCACACTACAGCTTGAAGCACGCAAGGCGAAGCAGTATCACATTGCGCTAGGTGCAATCAATACTGCCGCCAAGCTGGCGAAGCTGGTGTCATGAGCATTCTCACCGCCGATCGATCAGGCGGCCACGTGCTCGCAGACCCGTTGCAGGTTTCAACCCTGCCACTGTCTGAGCTATACACCAAATCCTTCGGCGACTACATCGCCACCGTTTTCCCCAGCTTCACCTTCACCCGTCACACCAACCGCCTGATCGCCATCGCCCAGCGTGTTGCTGATGGTGAACTACCACGCCTGATGGTGGAACTCCCGCCTAGGCACTACAAGTCCACCATCTTCAGCCGGTTCCTGCCTGGTTACTTCCTCCGCCGCTATCCCGATCGCACCTGGGGCCAGGGTGCTAACACCCAGACGCTCGCCGCAGAGTTCGGTGAGGCGGCACGGGATTACTACCTCGCCTCTGGTGGCACACTGCACCCCTCCAGCACCGGCAAGGATCGCTGGAAGACCGCTGGCGGCCTGGGTGGGTTCTGGGCTGCAGGCGTCGGCAAAGGAACGGGCTTGCCGGCCGACTTCCTCAACGTGGACGACCCGATCAAGGGGCGGGAGGAAGCTGAATCTGCCGCCTACCGCAGGCAGCTGTACAACTGGTGGTCAACCGTCCTGAACACCCGCGAGGAACCGGGCGGCATCAAACTGATCACCCACACCCGCTGGGCAGAGGCCGACCTGATCGGCTGGCTGCTGCAGCAGGTGGAGCAGCTGGAACGTGACGGCGACGGCGACGCGGCTGAGCCCTGGCACGTCATCAGCCTGCCGATGATCGCTGAGCCGGTGATCAAACCCCTGCCGACCCTGGTCACCCGCGAGCCAGACGACCGCGAGCCTGGCCAGGCACTGGACCCGTCGAGATACGACGAGGAATGGGCCCGCCGTAAACGGCTCAACACCCCTATCCGCGACTGGGAGGCGCTGTATCAGCAGCGGCCAACACCCGGCAAGGGAACCATCTTCAGTGCGGAGATGTTCCGCTACTACGGCACCGCCGAGCGCCCCGGCCAGCCGGATGATGCAACGCTCCCCGGTCGGTTCGTGCGGCGCCTGGCATCGATCGATTGCGCGTTCAAAGACTCAGCCGGAACGGACATGGTGGCCTTCACGCTCTGGGGCCAGGGCAGCGCCGGGCTGTGGCTGCTGGACATGATCAACCAGCGCCTCGACTTCGCCGGCACGATGGACACCATTGCCGCGCTGTGGCCCACCTGGGGGTTCGGTGAGCTGCTGGTGGAAGACAAGGCCAACGGCCCGGCTGTGATCAGCACCCTGAAACGTGCCGCTGCAGGGTTCAGCGTGATCGCTGTGAACCCCATTGGCGGGAAGATCGCCCGCGCCAATGCTGCTACGCCTGAGTTCAACCAGGGCCGCGTCTGGCTGCCGCGTAACCACCCGTTGCTGTCGGTGTTGGTGTCGCAGTTGGTCAGGTTCCCTGGCGATACGTTCGATGACCTCGTGGACTCCACCACGCAGGCAGTAAACTACGTGCAGGGCACCGGCCCGATGCGCGTTTCAACAGTCCACTACGGCCACGGGTCTGGTGCACCGCCACCAGATCCGTTCGCTGATGCCGACACCTTCAAACCCAGGCAGCGCCGGCTCTCCACGACGCCGGGTTTCAGGTGATCACTTACCCACCGCATGCGCCATGACCACCACCATCCCCGAAGCCAAAGCGGCCAAGGCCGCGCTTGAGCAGATCATTGCTAATGCCCTGCGGCAGTTCTCGGCTGACACCGGCGCCACGGTCACCAACGTGTTTATTGATCCTGTGATCGTGCTGGGCGCTCCCGCCAGCTACCGCGTCGAGGTGGAGGCGAGGTTGTGATGATCACCGCCGCCGAGGTCCTCGAGCGCCACCCGCAAGGCTGCTGGGTGTTCGATGCCACCGGCCGCCGGCTGAAGCATGTCTTCGCCTGCAACCCTGACACCGGCGAGGTGATCATGGTGGACTGGCGGCCGACGCTCTGGCAGCGGCTCACCACCACGCTGCGCAGCAGACGCCATCAGCGCTGGCGGTGGCTGGCGTTCAGGTCACACGTCCCCACCCGCCACGGGTTCTGGCCCGCGCCGCTGCACATCGTGCCGAAGCCTGTCTGGCCTGGTGGTCCCATGCCCGATGGTCAGGCCTGCATCGTTGGCAACGGTGAGCGCGAGGCCTTCCACCCATGACCGCAACCACCTTCCCCACCCCCACCGCGATCAGCGAGGATCTGATCACCGCCAACCTCGGCCTGGCACGGCAGTCCGCCTGGCGGTTCCATCGCAAGACCGGCCAGCCCTATGACGAGCTGGAGGCGATTGCCTACGTCGGCCTGATCCGTGGCTGCCGGCGGTATGACCCCGACCGCCTCAACCCAGGTTCAGGCAAGCCCTACGCCTTGTCCACCATCGTGGTGCCGTTCATCCAAGGGGAGATCCTGCACTGGTTCCGCGATCGTGGGTTCGCCATGAAGTTTCCAACAAAGTGGCGGGAGAAGTGGGGCAAGGTGCAGCGCCTGATGAGTGATCCCGACCTGACCGCTCAGGATGTTGCCGAGCGCTCAGGCCTCACCATCGCTGATCTCACAGAGATGCTTGGCGCGATGACCGGCACCGCCAACCTTGACGATATCCATGGCGCTGATGGTTACGACGTACCTGAGCTGGAGCTGCCCCGCATTGATCCGCTCAAGGATCTGGTCAACACCGCATGGGGGAACATTCATTCTGCCGATCGCGGGCTGCTGCTGAAGTGGTGGGCCAACCCCAGACGTTTGGCATACCCTGCCGGGCCGATGGAGCAGTTCCACCGCCGGGTGAAGGCAATCCTGCAGGGCCGGCGGCTGTCGGAGGTGCTGCAGCTGGGTCTACAGATCACCGTGCCGCTGGTCACGCCTGAGCCGAAGGCACCTAGGCGGAAGCGGTCGCGGAAGGCGCTGGAGGCAGCGGCGCTGCAGCTGGGGCTCATCGTCGCCTGAACCGTTGCCATTGCCCAACCGCAATGGTAGGATTTATGGCAATTGCCCACCAACCTATGAAGCCCATCACGCTTCAAACGCCCAATGCTATCGAGGTGTTGATCCATTGCCACTGCTGCCCCGAGCCCCATCCCAGGATTGATGCGCCTGCCGTCAGGGACGCACTGCAATGTTTGCAAGAATGCGGCGCGATCACGACCCACAAAGAGCCAGGCAGGTGGATGACAACTGCTCTCGGCGCCGCTTGGCTGCATGCACTGTGCCGGGTGCCGATCCCCACTACGAGGAAGTTTTTTGTGGATGCCGATGGCGGGCTACTGGGGGAATTCCCGGACGTCTAGCTTGGGTTTGCAAGACCATCAACTGTTAGAGGTACTGCAGCTGGGGCTGCTGGTTGCATGACGGATTGTGAACCGGCCTGCCCGAAGGTTGCCAGTCTGTCCGCCACGGGTTACAGTGTGATCACAGGGGCGAGAGAGCCCCGCCCACCACACCACCGCACCAGCCATGACCACTACCTTCAAGTTTTTCTGGAACGGCATCAAAGTCAACAACGGACCCCTGCAGAAAGCCAGCTTCAGCATCGGCAACACCCTGAATCACCCCCAAGGCACGATCACCATCTACGCCAAGAACTACCGCCGTTTTTCTGCTGAGGTGTGGGAGGCCTTTGACGTTCAGAACGATTCCGACAGCATGACTGACTACTTCGAGACAGACCGGATTCGCGTCCGCCCTGATCACCCCTTCTACGCTCAGGCGCTCAAGGCGGTGCATGCCTCTGATGCCCACCACGCCAAGATGCAAGCCAAGCGGGAAGAGCGCTGGGCCCAGCGTCGCCAGCTGGCCGCCGCCTAACCCACCCCACGGCCCGCCGGAGCCTATCCGGCGCCTACCCCACCACTCCACCAGCCATGCAAGCGCTCTACATCACTGACGAGATCGACACCTGCGACTGCTGCGGTCGCACTGATCTAAAAGCCACTGTCGCTATGAAACTCAGCGATGGCGGGATCTTGCATTACGGCCGCACCTGTGCAGCACGTAATAGCGGCAAGACCAGCAAGCAAATCAAACAAGAAGTGTTTGCCGAAGAGGCTCGCCAACGGAACCGCAAAGCAAAGATGGCATCATGCGCCAAAGCGTTCACTGCCTGGCAGTCTGAAGATCTGAGTTGCCTAGACCTCCAAGTGCAGCGAAAGAACTACCACCAGACAGGTGGCCACCAAGTACACGGCAACTTCCCCGAATGGCTGCGCAGCAGAGCGCTCGGCCTGTCGATCTGAACTGACATGCCCCGCCAACCCAGCCGCGAGAAAACCCAGCGATTCCGCCTCCGCCAGGCTGGTGATCTCCCCGCCCTACCCACCTGCCCCCAGTGCGGCCGCACCGTGATCAGCGACCGCACGGCGCCCCTGTGTAGCAGGTGCTGGAAGCTGACGCCTGAGGGCAGGGCTGCTGACGCTGAGCGGAAACGGCAAGCCCGGAAACGTGACGCTGTGTGAACTGGCTGCTGCTGTGCTCGCGCTGGTGTCCGCCACGGGTTACAGTGAGGGGACCGAACCGGAACGGTTCACCACCACACCACCACCAGCCATGGCCGTTACCAAACTCCGCAACGCCACCTGCACCTGCCCCTTCTGCGGTGGCTCCGGCAAGCTCCCACATTTCTCCCACATACAGAACGGCGACTGCTTTGCCTGCGGTGCTACCGGCAAGCTGCGCGATCTCAATGCTTTCATCGGTGACAACTCAGATCTGCTGCTGACCGTCTGGGTCAACAACGGCACTTTCAGCGGTGCTGAGCTGCGGCGCCGCACATGGAAGCTCAGCAAGTGCTCAGTTGGCTCTGGCAGCAATCAGACCATCGGAATCTCTAAGACATGGGGTCGCGACAGCTTCTACCGAGTGATCGAATCGGTTGATGAGGCCCGCGAGATCTGGCGGAATGCCAAGCGGCTGGGCATTACCACCGAGCTGGTGGACTGACGCACCAGCCACCCGCCCGGCCCCAGCGCCGGGTTTTTTCATGCCGCCAACCCTTGCCATGGTGTCCACCACGGGTTACAATTGTGAGCACAGGGGGGAACCCCACTCGGCAGCCCGGAGGCTGCAACGGACATGACCACCATCACCTCGGTGCCCACCATCTGCGGGGAAGACACCATCAACCTCGGTGACGAGGTGTGGGTCAACAACCTGGCCCCCATGGCCGGCCGCTTCGGGTTTGTTGACTGCATGCCTGGAGTGGTGGTCGGGTTCCTGCGTGATGGCAAAGACTGGCTGGTGTCGGTCAAGCAAAAGGGCACCCTGGCGCTGCCCATCACGGGAGAGGCTTGGATCCATCACGCCGATGTCAGGCAGATCACCCTCAGGTGACCCACCACAGCCCGCCGGGGGCTCACCCCGGCACCACCACACCGCTAACACCACCATGGCCCACGCACCCACCGATACAGACGCTCTCCTGGCGGAGATCGATGCCGCAGTGAAGGCCTACAGCGCATCCATCGATCGGGGCCTGGCGCTGGCGGCTGAGATGCACCAGTTGGCCGACACGATCGACGGCGGCATGGCCGATGCCCGCGCCGAGCTTGATGAGTGGTGGTGAGCGATGGCGCTGCAGATCGGCCGCAGCCGTTGCAGTTGTCCAACCGCAACCCCTACGCTATGAACACCACCACACAGCCACGCCATGCCATGGAAAGCCTCCTTGAGTTCGACACCGCAGCCGAAGCACACGCGCTGGGCCTTTGCTACATCCGCGACAACCCCGGCGCATGGTTTCGCGTTGAGCGGATCCCTTATGACCGCTACCGGTTGGTCGTGTATGAGGCGCCTGGAAACCTTACGCAATTACACCACACGCCTCCCATCCACCAATGAGCCAGGAAGGCGTGCGGTTAATGGTGGATCGCGCTATCCGTGATCATGAAATCCGCGTAGCCCTCTGGCCTGGCCTCCTAGGCGCTCTGCTCATGGCCGGCACGTGGCATGCGATCTGCCTGCCCGCTACCGGAAAACTCCCATGACGGCCAGGCGTGGGCAGTGCAGCTCGATCTCGATCATCCATCCAACGATCCACGGCTGCCCAGCTACAGGCACCCAACCCTGCGCGAGCTGCAGGAAGACCTGGACCGCGCTTACGACGCCTTCCACATGCTCCGTGGCGTCAAATCCAAGTACCTCCCGCAAGAACCAGCAGAACCGGATGATGCCTATCAATCCCGGCTGAACTGCTCCGTCTTCGCTGATTTCTTCCGTAGTTCCATCGTTGCCTTTACCGGCATCCTCTCCAAGTTCTCGCTGTCCAATCCACCACCGTCCATGGCCGATGCCGTGGACAACATCGACCTAGAAGGCAACAGCATATCGGTATGGCTAGAAAAAGCCGACACCCTCATGCTCCGTGATGGTGGTGTGCTCCTGGCAGTGGACATGCCCGCCGGTCGGCCGATGAACGCTGCCGAAGAGATCGCCCAAGGCCGCAGGCCGTATCTCCTCATGCACCCTCGCGCCAAGGTGCTCAACTGGATCGCCGCCCTTGACAATGGCGTCGAAACACTGCAGCAGGTTGGCATCCTGCTGCTGCAGGAAGAACCCGACCCGCCGTTTGGTGTTCGCACCGTTCCCCGCTACAAGGTCATCACCCGCGAAGGCTGGACGGTCTACCGCATCGATCGTGATGCCACCAACGAGCTCACCGCCACGATCGAATCCGAGGGCCTGTATCAGACCCCATCCGGCCAGCCGCTACCCTTCCCGCCCGTGGTCTGGTATCCCGCCGAACATGCCGGGTTTGGCCAGGGTGAGCTGCCGCTCCGGCAGGTGGTGGAGCACAGCATTGAGCATTTCCAGCAACGCTCAGACCTGCGCAACAAGACCCGCCGCTGCGCGATGCCAGTCCCCGTCGCGATCGGCCGCACGCCACCTGCACCCGGCGAGGCACGCAAGCCGCTGGTGATCGGGCCCAACAGCATCGTTGATCTCGATGCTGGCGGTTCGTTCTCCTTCGCAGAACCATCAGCCAGCAGCCTGGCGGAACAGCGGGAGCAGATCAAGGAGGTTGAGAAGCTCATCTCCCGCCAGACACTCGGGTTCCTTTACGGCGATCCGGGCAGCACGAAAACCGCCACGCAGGCGGGCCTTGAAGGTGCGCAAACTGAGGCGACCATCGCCAGCATCGCTGAGCGCAAGACATCCGCCGTGCAATCGCTCATGCAGATCTGGTGCGCGTTCACCGGTGAGCAGCTCCCCGAAGATGCCGGCATCGCCATGAGCGCGTCGCTGTTTGAGCGGCCACTGGAAGCAACGGACATCAAACAACTCCAAGACCTAACCGGTGGTGAGCAGCTCGTCTCAGTGCAGTCCGCAATCGAGGAACTGCAACGCGCCGGCCGGCTCAAGGCCACAACCAGCGTCGAGGACGAAATGGACCGCATCCGTGCAGAACGTCCAGCACCTGCCGATGACGTGGGCCTGAACGACCTGGGCGAGCTGTAACCGGAAACCTAAGCCGTCCCAGACACCACCCACCATGTCTGCCGCAAGCCTCTACGAAGCGCTGCACAACACCGTCTCGGAGCAGATGGATCTTGACGATCCGCTGTCCATGATGGAAATCGTCGGTGCCATCGAAATGGTGAAGCATGATCTGCTGGTCGCCTTCGATGATGCCGAGAACGACGACGACCCTGAGCCGATGGATGGCGCGTGCTGCATCCCTGAAGCAGCCTGATCGCTGAATGGCAACACCAGGGCCACGGCAGCTCACCGGCATCGCTGATGACTACGCCAAAACCCTGGCGGAACTAGAGCGGCGCAGCGTTAACAATACGCTCGCGCTGCTCCGTCGTTCGCTTGACGGCACGCTCACCACACTTCGCCGGTCGTATAACGCCTACCTGAGCGACATAGGCGGTATCACAACCGACCCTGAAGGGCAGGTCACTCGCCGGCCCGGTGCATATACCACCGCTGAATCGACAGCGAAGTTCAGGGCGATCCTGCAGGATGCCCAGCAGTTCATGTCACCCACTGAGGTGGCGTTCTGGCGTGAGGGCTACGAACGCGACCTACGCGCTGCTACCCAGCTCGGAGGCGACCTGGCAACAGAGCTGATCCGTATGGTCAGCCAGCCGGATTCGATGGTGCCATTCGCTGGTGCTGATCCCTTGGCTGTACGCGCTGCAGCGTTGAATGCCTCAGCGTTTATCCAGAACGAAACGGCCCGGTTTCGTGCGCAGATGGTGGAGATCGTGGGTGAAGGCATCGCCCGTGGCTGGGGCCCCACTCGCCTGGAACGCCAGATTCGCGAAGCACTACGCGGCGCCCGTGACCCGAAACGGCTCAACCAACGGCTAGGGCTTGAGCAGCGTGCTGCGTTGATCGCCAGGTCGGAGCTGGCTACTGCATACGTGAAAGGCAGCCTGCAGCGTGCCCGTGAAAGGGGCGATGGTTACGTGAGGGTGTTGGCATCGAATGATGAGCGGACCTGCCCGACGTGTGCCAGCAGGAACGGGAGGATCTATCCGGTGGATCGGGCGCCAATTCCGTTTCATCCGCGCTGCCGATGCGTTGCTATCCCCGTTCCCAACGAGGCTGTCGAGGAATCCGATCCCGAAACGCAGGATGTTTTGCTGGATTCCAAACGCTGGCGAGCTGAACATGAGCGTGGCGTTGAGGCTTACGCCAAAGCGCGAGAGATCAGCATTGAAAAAGCCCGCGCCGAACTGGCACGGGCATTGCGTACACCTACGGCATCAGAGCGACGGCTGTACCCGAAAGGTCAGCCGTCGCTAGATGAATCGGTGCCGTTGTTCAGAACGGAGTAACCGCACCGGCCAGGGCAGGCTCAGGCTGGGGAACAGAGTCATAGGTGACGACGGGCGAACCGATCGCGGCGACCGGTTCAGCAGTAGCGGCAGGTGCCGGCACAACAGCAGCGGTGAGGATCAGAGCATCACGCAGATGGGTGATCTGCACAGTGCCGCCAGGCTCGATACCCAGCAGGGCGGAATAGCCGCCAGCCATCACGATGTTCCCGGTCTTGCCGGTCGTGACCGTGAAGGAGAGCGGTTTGCCCTTGCGGCCGCCGGTCTTGGCGGGCTTGAGGCTCAGGCCATGGGCAGCCAGGAGGGCATCCTTGAACGCTGAGAGCTTGGCTTTGCCGTTGGCGGTGATGTAGCCGCAGGCGATGGCGATGTCGGATTCGGGCTGCGGGCCGAGTTCAGCGACCTTGGCCTTAAGCGCATCGCCGGTGAGTGCGGTGG